AGCCGCTGCGCAATAGTGAAATCTTTGAAATTGTCGGACATAGGGGCGCATATCGTTCAGCCGGTGTCGGCGGCGGTATTACAGGGATGGGGGCGGATATTGCCATTATTGACGACCCTGTAAAAGACGCCAAAGAGGCTAATTCGCAAACTGTCCGTGATGGTGTTTGGGACTGGTACACAACCACGCTTTATACACGTTTATCGCCAAAATCGGGCGTGCTATTAGGTATGACGCGCTGGCACGAAGATGATTTAGCAGGTCGTCTGATTGAAGAGATGAAAAACGGTGGCGACCAGTGGCGTGTAGTGAAATTTCCTGCCATTGCTGAGGAAGATGAAGAATTTCGGAAAAAGGGCGAGCCATTACACCCGGAGCGGTTTAGCTTGGAAAGATTAGAGGCGATCCAAAAAGCAGTCGGACTACATACTTGGAGTGCTCTATATCAGCAGAGACCATCGAGTAAAGATGGAGGGATATTTAAGCCGTCTCAAATACAAATTATCGACGCTTTGCCTGCAGGCAATATTAGCTGGGTTAGGGCTTGGGATTTGGGCGCAACAGTCGGTGGCGACCCAACGGCAGGAATTAAGTTGGGTAAAAGCACCGACGGATCATTAATTATAGCCGATTTAGCCCATGGCGACTTAGCTCCGGATGAGCGTGACAATTTAATCAAACAAACTGCCACTTTAGACGGGCGCAGGGTAAAAATCAGCTTACCTCAAGACCCGGGACAAGCGGGTAAAACACAAGTGCTTTATCTTACCCGGCTATTACAGGGCTATGTAGTTAAGAGTAGTCCAGAAAGCGGTGATAAAGTCACCAGGGCAGAGCCTTTCGCCGCGCAAGTAAACGTTGGCAACGTAAAAATGCTTAAAGGGCACTGGAACAGAAAGATTTTAGAAGAAATGCAGATGTTTCCAAATGGCAAGCATGATGACACGATAGATGCCTGTTCCCGTGCTTATGGCGAGCTTATTGATGTATTCGATGTATATAGTCGATTTACCGCATTAGGAAGTTAAGATGATTTTTAATACAGACGGCTATGCCGAAGCTTTAGGGCTAAATTACCTCAAATCAAACGAAATTATTGTTGATGCCTTAATGCAATATGAATTAGGCGGACTGGCCGCGGTTGTTGTCGATGTACCGGCAGATACGGCGATTGCGCGAAGCATTGAAATTGAAGGTGACGAAGACCGATCTTTGTTTTATGAATTAGATCGTCTTGCGTTTTTGCCGAAAATAGCAGATGCCGTGCGATGGTCTCGATTGTTCGGAGGCGCAGCATTAGTGTTAATTACTGATGACGGAATGTTGAATCAGCCGTTAAATTTGGCAAAGCTAACAAGGATCAGTGAAATACGCACCTTTGGCTTAGACCAAATCTCACCAACATCATTACGTTATTTAGACCCCACAAAACCGAATTTCGGGCAGTATCAAAGCTACTTTGTGCAGTTAAATAATGCACAGGTAGAAATCCACGAAAGCCGAATGTTGTTTGTGTCAGGCGATCCACTGCCTGAGCGATCTCGTAACGGTATTTATTGGAAAGGTCGATCGGTTGTTAGGGTGTTTGAGAAAATCCGCCTGTATGAGAACTCGTTGCATTTAACCAACCAAATTTTAAAGCGTAAACAGCAACCTGTACACAAGATGAATGGGCTTTCTGAGGCGATTGAGTTAGGGCTTGAAGATAAAGTTAGAGAGCGCGTCTCAATGGTTGAAAAAGCCCGTAACGCATTAAATGCCGTGGTGGTTGATGGTGAGGATGATTACAACATTATTAACGCAGATTTAGGTGGCGTAGTTGACATCCTCGACGAATTAAAAGTAGCCATTTCTGCCGATACAAAAATCCCTGTTTCAATTTTGTTCGGGCAGTCGGCAAAAGGAATGAATGCGACCGGGGAAAATGATTTTGAGAGCTTTTACGACCTCGTGGAAAGCATACAGCAAAACAAAATCAAACCAGTACTTGAAAAATTACTCGAGCTAATTGTATTGCAGTCTCAC